GTTCGACTGACGAACACAGTGGTTCGTAGTGTGCTATCTCTTGGGGCAATAGGCTATTCGCCTTGAGCCGATGTTCAAGGTACTCATGGATTCGTTCGCCGTACTTACTAGCCTCACCACCTGCATCAACAATGTCTTTGACAACACGCTGACGGAAGTAGCGGTAAGGGCAGTTCTCATACAACTTAATGGATGAGTAGGAGTGGCTAAGGCGCATAGTTTGTAGCCCCTCGGGGTGTCCTTGGGGTTCTCTGTTAAATTGAAAGTCCAGTGTACATCACTCGTGCATACGGCGCAAGATGTCGTACTTTAATATTTCCAACTGGGCAATCACTTCGGTCACAGTCTCTAGCTTAGTGGAGTAGCGCAGGTATCTGTCGTCAGCCTTGAGTAAGATAAGCACATCGCTTGCACCCCCCTCCTCGACCCGTGCCAGTGCTGATTGCAACATGGCAACAACTTCCTCTTTGCGTCTATTCCCTACTACATCAGTCAAGTTTGTTATGTTCATTACGTATCTCCATAGTTTTCTGCGTAGCCTGATTCACAAGCTACTGGTAAGTCGGCACACCAGCTAGGCGCAGTGGACATTACATCCACAAGATGTTTCTGTGCGTCAGTTGCATGGGCTACCGGGGCCGTGATGATAATCTCATCGTGAACTTGAAAGGCAACGTGATAGTGTTGCCCAATGGTTGCCATCTGCTCGGATATAACAATGCGTGCCATCGCTTGGATGATGTTCTCTGTCGCCTTACCCCCGTAGATTTTTGTCCACGATAGGTCATCAGCCTGACCCACAAGCACTCGGTCTGTCACTGCCTTGCGGTAGGTACGTGCATCACCGATGTATTCGTAGTTGCTTCCATTCGCTCGCAGCGCAGGGTAACGGATATACAAACCGTTCGGCAGCCGTATCCCTTGCTCGTCATACTGCAACATCTTTGAGATTGTTCCTGTCTGTCTTGCCAAGATACCGCCCAGTGCGTGACCACACTTCTGCCATAGGGCAACAATCCTGTGGTTCTTCTGTCGGTACAGGCGAACGATACGCTCTGCCTCGGACAGTTCAATCTTTACACTGATGCCACCTTGCCCTATCTCTAGGGTACGTCTGAACTTCTCAGCACCCATACCATAGCCTAGCCCCAAGATACAAGTCTTGCCAACGAATCGCTCTACCTTATCTTTCTTGGTGATGGTTCGACCATACACTTCGGATGCAAACTCAGAGTACACATCTCGGTTCTCTGCGAACGCACTTAGTAAGTCGTGTTGTTCTGCGACCCACGCAATCATCCGAGCTTCTATCTGTGATGAATCACATGCCACAAGAACTTGTCCTGTGGGTGCTCTCAGTGCCCGCCGTATCGTGTTGTTACCACGGGCGGGTAAGTTCTGCAAGTTCAGCTTGTCACCCCCCGAAAACCTGCCTGTGTGCGCACCATAATAGTTGAGCATGATTGGCAGGCGACCTCGCTCGGACACACCAATCAAATTGAGGGTGCGAGTTTCTTCTAGTGTGGACTTCACTCCGAGCCGAGCCGAGACCGCGTTCTGTACTCGCAGGTCAGGATGTTCCAACAAGTCTGTGAATCCCTTGTCTGCCTTTGAAAAAGCGTAGGCTTCCTTGCCTGTCTTTGCACTTATCTTTGTAGGTGGGTCAACACCCAAGTTCTCAAGATACTTCGCAAAGATTTGGTTGCTCATCAAAGTCTTGGTAACTGTGTCCTTACTAATACCAGTCAAGCCAAGGTCATCAATCAAAGACTGCTTGCGTTCGATGACTTCCTCAAGATGTTTCTGTAAGAGTTCCCTGTCAAGTTCAATCACAGGCTCGGTGTACATACGTAATGTTTGGTCAATGACCATCAACTCACTGGTGGGAAACCCCTTGCTCAGTTTCTTGAACAAGTTGTAGGTTAATTCCACATCGTTCTTGCAGTACTCACCATACCTAGCCATCTCGTCAGGTGTGAAGTCTACTTTACGTTTGCCCAATGCTTGGATAACTTCCTCACCCTTAGCACCCAACTGATAGTAAGTAGCGAGTGCCCTGAGTGAACCCCCCACAGTCATCTGATGGAGTGGTCTTGCCATAGATAAAGTGTCGAGCCATAGCTTAGGCTTGATGCCAAAGTGCCATGACAAGATAGCCCCATCGAACGCAGTGTGGTGGCAGAGGATTGCCTTGTCCTTGTAGTCCAGTGAGTTCAAGAACTTGGCAGGGTCACTGCCTGTATACCAGTCGGTGGGGTAGTTGTTGACCTTGATGCCTACCCCGATGACTTCAAACCTTGGGTCACGGATGTAACTCTCGGTGGTCATCTTCGACAGGCTAAAGTCTTTGTCGTAGTACGTTTCAAAGTCTATGGTTACGATGTCCATATCATGTCCTTTCAATAATACTCGTCATGCGTTTTTGTTTACGCTCATTCTCGACTAGGGCAATTGCTCTCTCAACATCTTTGACATTGATAACCTCTAGCTGTGCGTCGTGCAACTCAACCAATTCATTGAGTGCACTCATCTCATCTGCCTTCAAGATAAACCGATTACTCTCAGCCCCCCTACGGGATACCGCAAGCAACGCAGAGTTACCTAGTGCAATGATGTCTTTGTATTCAGTACCAAACCCCAAGCGGAACAAGGCTTCAGTCATGTTAGCCATGCCAATAAGTTTGTCCATGTCATCCTTTACCGCCTCCCCGTGGGTCAAAGCAGTCATCGCATAGTGGTGCTTCAGCTTTAGATTGATGAGGGTATCGTCATGGCTACCCAATGGGGTCATGCTTTCTAGCACATACCCCACTGGATTGAGCAATACCTTCTTGGGTCGGTACTTACTACGCTTACGCATCAACGTCTTTCAAGACACAAGAGTATGAGGATAAAGATTACGACTGAGACAGTCAACAAACCCACCGCCATCAGCATGAACTGGATGCCGAATATGATGGCTTCAATCATCGTTATCCCTTACCTCAACAAGTTTGTCAATGTAGTGCCGTGCCTTCTTGATGTCGTCTATCCCACCTTTGACATCACAACGTGCAAGATATTTGATAGCGTTACCACGTAGGAAACCTGCGAACTGTTCGGGTGTCATCCATGATTCCATAGCTACCCAAGGTTGTACACCCATGTTCTTGTAGTGGTCACCGCCTATCTGTAAGCCATCAGCTTTGGTACTTGGTACGAATGGCTTGCTCTGCGTTACCGCATCAGTGATTTGGTCATTGATACGACCCAACATAGACCCACTAAGCACACGCTTGCGTATCGCATACACCGATGGCATAGCCACCTTAAACTTAGCACCAACAACTTTAGGTACTGCACTTGGGTTTGCTAAGAAGTACTCTGCCACCTTCATTGATTTAGATTTTTTCATTTGTCTTTCCCTATGGAGTTAAGCCATGCACATTCTTCTTCCAACAACTTGACCCGTGCATGTAAAAGGTCAATGTCCTTCTGTTGTTCTGCCCATGAAGCATCCCATACTTCTTTACTCCACCCACCATCTTCTTCAGTAGCTACGCTACCAATGAATTGAGAGTAAGCACCATCACGTTTGAGGGTATCAGTCATCACATCTCCTTAGGTTATTTCTTTATACACACCGAATTTTCTACGTAGGTCAAGACTGTACGTAGTACATAGCCTATCTGCTTCAGCTACTACTTCCTTAACAGATATTTGCGTTTGATAATAGCCACGACTTACTGACTTGATGATACCTTTTAGTAGGTCGGTAGAACATTCACTATCTTTGATAGAAGTGTATAGCATATCTTGCCACGCTTCACTTTCCCAGTTAGGCATGTCCCAATCATGTCGGGATATACCCGTACGTTCTTTATCAACTTGTTGTATCAAAGATTCCAGTACACCCATACGAGCACGTACCTTGATAGCTTGCTTGAACTTACGCAACTGTCGTAGCCATGTTAGCTTGTTCTCTTGGTCTACCTCGGTATCTTTTAGCAATGGCTTAGCATTGATAGGTTCATAGGTATCAAGGTCAAACTGTAAGCCATCGAATAGTTCATAGCCCTCTATCTTTTGGAAGTAGTCCCAATGGTGTGGGTTATCGTGTTGCTTCTTGTACTCCTCGTACTGTGGTGTAGGCTTGATGACATACCTACCAGTAGCCTTACGTACCCATAGGAAAGGGATAGCACGTTGTAGTGCTTGGCTAAGGGTGATACTACAACGTCTTGCGTCTTGTGAGGTCAACTTAAACGTGAACTTATTGTCAGGTGAGAATACACCTACCACAGCATTACCTAACCGCAGTTCGTAGTTACCCTCTACCTTAAACATACGTGCCCATGACTGCAATGGTCTACCCTTCTCAGGGTTACGGCATCGTGTAAACCATTCAGCAACTTCTCCGTATGAGATTTTATCTGTACGCATAGTCATCCCTTATCGTGTTAGTTTGTTGAAAACAACTTGCGCTGTCAGAGCAGACAGGTCTACATCTACCTTGACTTCCTTCTTCTCACGCTCTACTACTTGGCGGTGTCTATCCTTGTACTCCTCAGGTATCAAGTCCCACAATGGTTGCCACATCTTCAGAGCAGGGGCTAAAGTCGCATGGGCTTCAATCACTTTCTTAACCGATGCAACAAAGGCTTTCTTCTTGTCTGCTACTGCTAGAATGTTAGCTTGATAGTCAGCTATCTCTTGGGCTATATCCTCCCACTCGTTACCGATTAACTCGTAGCCGTGGTAGTCCTTACCCTTGGCAGGTACATCGTTCGGTAGCTGATTAGGAACAACACGTTTGGCAGTAGTCTTGCAGACTAATCCACCAACGTCTTTGCCGTTGATTTTTGATACCTTCATCTCCTCTGTAGTAGAGAAAAAGCACATAGGTAATGCGTTCATAGAGGGTATGTATTTGCGATGGATGATTTCATATATGCGGTCACCCCATGTAGCGTTGACATTACCCCTTGCCGCATCCATCTGCTTGTCGAACATACGCTCTGCGTTCTTTACTATCTGGTCTGTTAACTCTTTCGAGAATCTTACTGTTGCCATGTCACTCTCCTTCTTTGGTTAGTTTCTGTACTGTTAGCTTGGCTTGTGCTAACACATCATCAATGTTCAACATCTTTTGGTACTGTTCATTGTCGGGATACATCTCCTCAATGATGAACACTAAGTTGTTGATTGTCTCTACCGCTTCTTGCGATACTCGCATACGCATCTCCTTTATAAGTTGGGTATAGAACGGACTATCAATCGTCATTTCATCACCACTACTTCACCGAATGGTGCTTCACCTTCATCAGTTGATACCCACAGTACAGGGTAGCTAGGCATATCACCGAAGTCATCACAGCACAGGTCGGTCAAGAACACACAGGCTACTGGTTCGATGTCATGCTCTGTGAAGTACTGAAACACAGGGCTGAAGGCAGTACCTCCACCGCCGTGTGCCTTGATGTCAAGGGTGTCATCTCTACCATATGATTCGTAGTGTGATACCTCGCTATCGAAGTACACCACATGGATTTTGGTAGGGTTGCCATCTTCCTTGATAGCGTTAATCTCCCCTGCAAACTGTGCCAGTATCTTGTCATCAATAGAACCTGAGCAGTCCACTGCAATAGCTATCTCACCAAGGGATTCACCGCTAATGCTAGGCAAGTACAGTCCTTGTGATAAGAACCTACGATTAGGTCTAGCCCATGAGCGTTCATCAGTACGGCACTTCTCGACAAACTTACGTAGGACATCACGCCAATCTACCTTAGGTGCAAGTACATCATTGACCAATCGCTCTAGTCCTGCACTCATCTTGCCCATCATCTTTGCGGCTTGTGCCGCTTGTGCTACACGTACCTTCCACTCGGCTTGTTGTTGTGCCTTCTCAGCAGGGGTATTGCCACCATCTTGGCAGTCATCCATAGCTTCAGTACCATCACCGCCACCACCTTCATCGGGTTCATCAGGCAACAAGTTGTAGATACCATCGGTCGTTTGATTACCTGCTTGGTACAGTTGTGGGTTAAGCAATGCAAACGTAGGCATCTTGCCAATGCTCTCGTCAGTCAGCAGTTGGTTGATAACGTAGTCACCTGCCTTGTTCCATCGTTTGCCTTGACGTTCACCACGTCTGAAGTTGTGGTCAAGCATGGGGTGTAGGCACTCATGGGCTACTACGAACTTGCGTTCTTCATCACCGAATGAGTCCATAAAGTATGGGTTGTAGCCTATACGCTTGCCGTTTGTCCATGCAGTTTTACATGTGTAGTCAATTACGAAGGGTAGGTTCAATGCAATGTTGCCAATGAAGGGGTGTTCAAGTACCAATGCGGTACGTGCCTTGGCAAGTAAGCGGTCAATACGCTTCTCGTCAGCAGGTGACATCGGTTCTTTGTTGGCGAAGTTAGGTACGACTGAGGTCATATCAAAGTCCTTTCATGAATACGGACATCTTGTCCATTATTTGCTTAGCTTCTACTGCCGTGTCACGGCGTAGGTCGGGGTCATTACGTAGTGCTTCAGGGTGTTTGATAAGTGAACCCTCCACTTGTGCTCGTAGTGCTTCAAGGTTGGGGTCATCCATGAAGTTCAGACGGGGTAGCAGGGCACACAACTCCTTGGTGTTATCCACTAAGGTGTCACGGAAGATAGCCTTGGGGTCTGCTAACTTCTCAGCCATGTGCTTTACTCGGTCGTAAAGTCTATCCCATACCTCCTTCATAGCTACAGTCTGTGCCTCTGTCACCCTACGCTCAACATCTTCTTGGATGCGTGTCAACTCATCGCTTGCAATGCTCACTCGGAAGTCGGTCGATGGTACTGGGAAGATAGCCATGTCAATGTTGAACTTACGTGCTATCTCCTGCTCATCGGGGTAGTCTGCATCGTTGTACAGTCCGTTGAGTAACCGCTTGGCATCGAGTCGCAGTTGGTCATAGTTGCTGATGAACTGGTTGACAAGGTACTGCCACTCACCCTTCTCCTTACGGAAGTCAGTCATGAAGGCTAGGTAGTTGGCAGAGGGAAGCATCTGCGTACCCTCCATACCCCAAGGCAACGTGTTCTCATAAAACTTGGTGCGAATGTGGGTAGTCTTTTTGTGCACATGGTCAAGCAGGTCATTGGCAGGCAGTAATGCCTTGTTGTATCTGCCTGCTTGGGTTGATGTGCCGTAGGTATTGGCAACATCTTGTGTTGCCTTCTTATCGTACTTACGTGCTGTCCATTGGGATACGGATAGCTGTACGAGTAATGCTCTGTCGTTCAGATTCATAATGGTACTCCTTCTGTTGGTTAGGTTAGAACAATACGTCTGAGTGCTTCATTGCCCACTTGGTAAACGCTTGCGTGTTAGCCAGTTCGGGTTTCTTACGTGAGGCATAGGACACAGTAAGCACTGAGAAGTCAGCAGGCATACGCTCTGCATAGGTACAGACTCTCTCGAAGTTGCCTTCAGTAGCACGTTCAGACAGTGCACCACTCAGGGCATACAAGGTAGCAGGGTCAGTTGGCACATCAGCAGTAGTCGGGTTCATCAGTACTGCATCAGGGTTAGGTAGCTTACGGAAGATACGCAGGAAACCTACGAACTCAGCCGCCGCACCTTCACCTACTGCACCCTTGAAGCACTCGAACTCAGCATCAGTAGGGCATACACCAAGCACATCGCTTACACCCTCAACCCATGAACGAGGCGTAGCGTTTTGGTCACGCTGAGCATCGAAGTCATGAAGCAATGCAGGACGGAAGCGAATGAAGGATACAACCTCTGACCTTACGTTGTTGTCAAGTGCCCATGTAGTCCAGTCATCGAGATGGGTTTCTAGTTCCAATACAGTCTCACGATTACGCAGATGGGACAGTACTCGGTTAGCCCCTGCTCGGTCTGATTGTCTATTGCCTGTAGAGATTACCTGCCACCCATCAGGCATCGGTGTGCCGTGTAGAGTACGTGCTTGACAGATGTTAGCCAGTACTTTCTGTAGGTCACTGCTTGCTTGGTTGCGGTCATCGAACAACAGGATACCCTTGTCAGGTGCTTTGCCCTTAACTGGAAACCAGTCAGGCAACTTGTACTCTAGTCCGTTGCCCTCTTTAGGAAATAGGATACCGAAGTCCTCGACAAGCATGGTTGGCATGTGTCGTTCGATAACAGGGATGTCAAGTTCCTCTGCAACTTGATGTACGATGGTTGTCTTACCACCACCGGGGCTACCCTCGATACAGAGCGTACGCTGAATAGGGAATGTAGACTTGATTGTGTCTTTGAGTAGTGAGGCTCGCATGGTTACTGTCCTTTGTAAAGTTTATGGTCAATGCCGTAGGTAACGAAGTACTCGTTAGTCTTTTGGGTGATGTTGCTACGATGACTACGTGCCGCTTGCTTGTCAGCAAAGTACATCGGTTGCTTCTGCTCATCGCGGACAAGTTGTCCACGGCTATCACGTATTGCAAATAGTCGCTTCATGTTTACTCCTTTGGGAAGTTGATAAATACGCACTCGTTTAAGTGCGTCCTGCCGTTGGCATCAATGTAGCTTTCGCCACATCCTGCCATCCATTCGATGAGTACCACTGCCATGAAGGTACAAAAGAGCACCATACCTACGGCAGTTAGCACCCATCGAGTGATTCGTTTAAGCCATGAGTCATTGACTGATATGCCCATCGGTTTGATTGGTGTCGGCTTTCTCATGACATAAAGTAGGCGGCTAAGCCACCCATGATTAGTCCGTAAAGCATCCACAAGATGTATCGTTTCATGTTGTCCTCTTTGGGTTAAGTTGTTTGAGATGGTTGGGGTCAGTGATAAGCTCATACCCCTGTTTGTTGTTGCAAGCTACTGTAAACTTACGTTGCTTAGCTACTATCTCCCCACAGCGTAAGCATGTAGGTCGTGTCATGTTACGGCGTTGGGGTTCAACCCTTACGGCATAGCAGTTGGTACAGATGGGTAAGTGATAGTCTTCCATCACATTACCCCAAAGGCTGACTCATCACCATCATAGAACCAGTTGGTGTATGAGTAGATACTGCCCTCAGTACTGAGGAACTGACCATGCAATGGTTCATCGGAGGTGTCCTCCTCCAACTCAGCATCGTAAAGCGATAGAAAACGTGTGGTTTGTGTCATGTCTACTCTCATCGAGTTATCTCCTATAAACATATTGATAGAAAAGGCAGAGGGGTTACCTCTGCCGTGGGTTTAGAACAACTTCTGCTTAGTTGCACTAGTTGCAGTACCTTCCTGCAATACTTCCATACCTTCCAATGTCTCACACTTGATGTAAAGTGCACCTCCTGCTTGTGGTGGGGCTACTACCTTGAAGGTGTTGTTCTTTACACTACCACTGACACTGTGTATCTCAAAGGCAGAGAACGTGCCGTTCTCATTGACCTTCTTAGCAGTCACCTTGATGGTGAATGTTACTGGCTTAATTGACTTCTTCAATGTTGCTGTCTGCATAGCTAACTCCTAAAGTTGATTGTTTACATTACATTTAAGACACCACAGCGTTGTTGCTGGGGTCAGGGTTAGATTGCCCGAACTGGGAAAAAACGCAAACACAGGCTGGGCAAGGCTTTGCGGGTGAGTGACCGCTAACTTCGGAGGGTCGGCTTAGTAAAGTAATTTTACAAGGTCAGCCAGTAATCCATCACCGCGAATACCATATCCAAAGAAACCAGTCAAATACAAAACTTAGATTGTTAGGAATACCTAAAAGAATCAACAACTTACGGGGCAATAATCTAAATAAGTCAAATAATCTTGTCAAGTTAGGGTCTAAAAATGTGCACATACGAACGCCGCCTCCTTAACTTTACAGTCTGACCCCTAGATGAAAGGGTATATGGGTAAATTGTTTAGATTATTTAGATTATTTAGATTAACTCTACTACAAGATGGCTAAACACCAATGAAATCAACCACTTACTGGTGTCAAGTTATACCTTACAACAATCTAAACATGCCATATGGGTTAGATTGTCCATAGATTATCCCCATTACTTTACATCTTATAGCGCAAATGTGCCGTGCCTGCACCCCCCGACGTATGGTTTATATATAATACATAGAGAGATGTAAAGTCTGGACGTAAAAAAACCCGCCTTTCGACGGGTTGGGTAGTGGGGAGGGAGGCTTTCGCCTCCTCTCCTTTGGTTTACTTCATCATTATCCGTATATCCTGCATTGGGATTCCGTCGTCTATCAACTCTTGCTGGAACTGACATGCCTGCTTGTCACGTTTGAACCAGCGGAAGAAGATTGAATCTCCATCTATCCACTTTACACAGAACCTATACGACTCTTGTTTACGTACCTTCATTGGATTTCTCCTCATGGTTTTAAAAAAGAACCCGACTGCTGTCACCAGTCGGGGGGTTCGTTAGAAC